GGTTCGGCTACCGGATACGAGATTCAGTACGCTACCAACTCAAAGTTCACAAGTGCAAAAAAAGTTACCATAACAAACAACAAGACCGACAAGGCCACTGTTTCAAAGCTTTCAGGCAAAAAGAAATACTACGTTCGTGTTCGTTCGTACACAACTGTAAAGGGTACTAAGTATTATGGTGCTTGGTCATCAACAAAAACTGTTACTACTAAAAAATAAAGTCTATGATTAATGAGAACTCTCCCATGCAGAAGATTTATGCATGGGGGACTTTTTTTGTGCCAAATTTTTAATTTGTACTCTCACATCTCAACTTCTCGGTTATACGCCTCAGCCCCCTCGACATACAGCGTTCTCATTTCTTCAAACGAGTCGCTTGGAGATAGGATAACACCGTCTTTGCCGAACTTATTGAAATAGTATTTGACTTGGATAGGCGGGGAGATGAACTCGTTGACAGCGTTGGGCTTGGGCTTTTCATTGCCTTTCAGTATGGGGCGCTGGTAGAGTATTTTGCCGAACATTTCAACGCCTTTTTCGGTGAGGTACACTTTGGAGATATCGCTCTCATCACTGCCAAAACGTGGGTCGCTGAGTAGGTGCTTCACGGACTTGACGTGACCCTCTTTCAGCCGTTCGTATTCGGTGACGGAGGAGTATTCCTTTTGGCTGAGCTTTTCTGCAATGCTTAGTCCGCTCAATCTGCTTATGCGACAGCTGTCGGCTTTGAACTCTTTGCCTGCGCTTTTTTCGTCGGACAGGCAGACAAGATAATTATACATCTTATATTCATCGCTGACGATACGGTAGGGGATAAGCCTTATGCGGCGCTTTTCACGGCTGTACATATTAGAATATGCGTAAATGAAGCTGTAATATCTGCTGCCGTTTTGTTTGATGACTTCATTTATTTTTATGATATTGTCGGCGAAAAGGAGCCTTTCACGTTCACAATCTGACAGCAGGGCATAGTCCTCATACACGGCTTTCAGAAATCTTCTTAGGGTCGAGCTGTACACCTTGTTTTCATAATAAAGGTCATCACTGCTCAGTGTATCGTAAAGGTCACGGCATATGCTGAGCCTTACTCGCACTGCATTTTCGGTCTTGGTCTTTTCGTATTTTGCAGAGAGTTTTGAGATAAGATAGCTTTTTATTATCTCCTTGCTTTTATCATCAAGGCCGTCATCGATCTCCTCAATCTGCCATTTTACGAATGCGTTCAGAAGTGGGATACCATTATATTTTTCACTTTTGTATTTTAATGATGCGATATATGCTGAATCAAATATACTTGTGAGAAATGAGGACATTGATACGCTGCCGTTAGGGGAAAGGCTTGTTTCAAATATGGACTTGTCCTTGATAATGACGGAATATGCAGAGGGTGAGAGGGGTATGGATTGCACCTCTGCGATATATGGTACGCCGTCCTCACGCTTGGGCAGAAATGTGCTTGGGGTCATGCTCATTTTTATCACCTCTTGTATCCATTATATCACAAATGTGCTTTTTGTCAATATCATAGAAAATTATTTTGCTGAAACTATAATATAAATGCCGTGAAAACGTGATAAATGTGCAAAAACATAGACAAAAAAGTTTTTGAAAATTACACTTTTGTTGACGATGATAAGGTGGTATAATGTATATAGAACAAAGGACAGGAGGTGATAAAAATGGGAAAGACGATCCTTACGGCTATCATTGTAGCTGTACTTGACTGCGCTATCGAAGCTGTCAAGGAGCTTGGGGAATGAGATGAAATAACAACAGACGGGAGGTGATGAAAATGCTTTATGTAAAACAGCCACTTTCTATTGACATTTGTGTCTGAAAATGGTATAATATATGTATTAAAGTGTCGATAAAATAAGTTTGGTGTTTTATTACAAAATATCATTGATTATTTTGTCTACTTTGACCTACTATACTGGTGCGATTTTGCACTAGTCTAAAACAGGCATATGTCAAGGCTTTAGCGATTTCTTCTACTATACTGGTGCGATTTTGCACTAGTCTAAAACGACCGCAGTATATCAGCCGTAGGTGTCCACTACTATACTGGTGCGAATTTGCACTAGTCTAAAACATTACCACTGTTGTAATTACCGGTGTTATACTACTACACTGGTGCGATTTTGCACTAGTCTAAAACTCTTATTGGCAGCATCTTCGCTGAATTCGGCTACTACACTGGTGCGAATTTGCACTAACTGGCAAAGTTTAACATCAAAACCAACAAATAAAAAAATCCCTTAACGCTCAATGCGCTAAGGGATAACTAATATAAGGAGTGATATTTATGGCAAAAAAGAATAAAATGAAGCCTAGAGAGCTGCGTGAGGCTCAGAAAAAAGCCAGACAGCTCAAAGCGGCTGAGATAAATAATAACGCTGTTCCTGCGATCGCTGCCATGCCTGCTGCAGAGGTCATTGCACCTGCGGCAGAGAAGAAAAAATCCTCCGTAAAGGCGGCAGGAATGAAGTCTATTCTTGTCAGCGAAAATAAAATGTACATAACCTCTTTCGGCAAGGGCAATTCTGCTGTGCTTGAATATGAGGTGGATAAGGTGGATAATAATGACTACAACCAAACTCAGCTTTCCTCTAAGGACAGCAGCAATATCGAGCTTCATGGTGTAAACGAAGTAAACATCACTTTTTCAAGCAAGCATGGCTTGGAGAGCGGAGTGGAGATAAATACTTCAAACCCTACTCACAGAAGCGGTGAAAGCTCGCCTGTAAGATGGGATATGCTGGGGCTTAAGTCGGAGCTTGAAAAGCGCTTTTTCGGCAAAACTTTTGATGATAATATACATATCCAGCTTATTTACAATATTCTGGATATTGAAAAGATACTTGCGGTGTATGTGACGAATATCGTTTATGCCCTGAACAATATGCTTGGGGAAGGCGATGAGAGCAATTACGATTTCATGGGGTATCTTTCCACATTTAACACTTATAAAGTTTTTACTAATCCTAATGGCAGCACTTTATCTGACGATAAGAAAGAGAATATCAGAAAAAGTCTTAGCAAATTCAATGCCCTGCTGAAAACTAAGCGCCTTGGCTATTTCGGTCTTGAAGAGCCAAAGACGAAAGATAATAGAGTTTCGGAAGCATACAAAAAGCGTGTTTATCATATGCTTGCAATTGTGGGTCAGATAAGACAGTGTGTTTTTCATGATAAATCGGGTGCAAAAAGATTTGACCTTTACAGTTTTATTAACAATATTGATCCCGAATACAGAGAAACCCTTGACTATCTTGTAGATGAGAGATTTGATTCTATAAATAAGGACTTTATCGAGGGTAACAAGGTCAATATCAGCTTGCTTATTGATATGATGAAAGGTTATGAGGCTGATGATATCATACGCCTTTATTACGATTTCATTGTGCTTAAATCTCAGAAAAATCTCGGTTTTTCTATCAAAAAGCTTCGTGAAAAAATGCTGGACGAATACGGCTTCAGATTTAAGGACAAGCAATATGACTCCGTGCGCTCAAAGATGTACAAGCTTATGGATTTTCTGCTTTTCTGCAACTACTACAGAAATGACGTTGTCGCAGGCGAAGCTCTTGTGCGCAAACTGCGTTTTTCAATGACCGATGATGAAAAAGAGGGGATATATGCTGATGAAGCGGCAAAGCTTTGGGGCAAATTCAGGAATGATTTTGAAAATATCGCCGGCCACATGAACGGTGACGCTATCAAGGAGCTTGGCAAGGCTGACATGGATTTTGATGAGAAAATTCTTGACAGCGAAAAGAAGAATGCGTCTGACCTTTTGTATTTCTCCAAAATGATATATATGCTCACATATTTTCTTGACGGCAAGGAGATAAACGATCTTCTAACAACGCTTATCAGCAAGTTTGATAACATCAAGGAGTTTTTGAAGATAATGAAAAGCTCTGCTGTTGATGTTGAGTGTGAGCTTACGGCGGGCTACAAGCTGTTCAATGACAGCCAGAGGATAACCAACGAGCTTTTTATCGTAAAGAACATTGCTTCCATGAGAAAGCCCGCGGCTTCGGCGAAGCTTACGATGTTCCGTGACGCACTGACTATACTCGGTATAGACGACAATATCACGGACGATAGGATAAGCGAGATTTTAAAACTTAAAGAAAAAGGCAAGGGCATACATGGTCTGAGAAATTTCATAACAAACAATGTTATCGAGTCCTCTCGGTTTGTATACCTTATCAAGTATGCGAACGCTCAGAAGATAAGAGAAGTGGCTAAGAATGAGAAAGTTGTCATGTTTGTTCTTGGGGGTATCCCTGACACGCAGATAGAGCGTTATTACAAGAGTTGTGTGGAATTTCCTGACATGAACAGTTCTTTGGAAGCAAAGCGCAGTGAGCTTGCAAGAATGATAAAGAACATCAGCTTTGATGATTTCAAAAATGTGAAACAGCAGGCAAAGGGCAGAGAAAACGTGGCTAAGGAGAGGGCAAAGGCTGTTATCGGGCTTTATCTTACGGTCATGTATCTGCTGGTGAAAAATCTTGTGAATGTCAATGCAAGGTATGTTATTGCGATACACTGCCTTGAACGTGATTTTGGGCTGTATAAGGAGATAATTCCTGAGTTGGCTTCAAAGAACTTGAAAAATGACTACAGGATACTTTCACAGACGCTTTGTGATGATCGTGATGAGTCGCCGAATTTGTTCTTGAAAAAGAACAAGCGGCTGCGCAAGTGCGTTGAAGTTGATATCAATAATGCAGACAGCAGCATGACAAGAAAATACCGCAACTGTATTGCTCATCTTACTGTAGTTCGTGAACTGAAAGAATACATAGGAGATATTCGTACAGTGGATACTTACTTCTCCATTTATCATTATGTTATGCAGCGCTGCATCACGAAAAGGGAAGATGATACAAAGCAAGAAGAGAAAATAAAGTATGAGGACGATCTTTTAAAAAATCACGGCTATACGAAAGACTTTGTAAAGGCTCTCAACTCGCCGTTTGGATACAACATTCCGAGGTTTAAAAATCTTTCAATTGAGCAGTTGTTTGACAGAAATGAATATCTTACTGAAAAGTAGCGTAGTGTAGATACCGCCGCTCTCTTGGGGGACAGGTGGCGGCGGTGTTTGGTTGTCTGCTTTAGCAAAAATAAAAAAACAGAGAAACCCGATCAATGGGTTTCTCTGCATCTTTTAGCTGTATTAAATCACAATATCTTAGTAAAGTATATCTTCCTGCGAAGCTCAGTTGTCTGCAACGTCCATAAGCTCAACAGCAATATCGTCAGACCCGGTATCATCTGCGTCAGCCTGAATATCGTCCGGCTTATCGTCCTCTATGACAGCTCCTGTAAAATCAATACAAACATTCTCGCTTTTGCCAAAACGAGCCATTGTCAGCAGATCGGTGACAGTCGAGCGTGTGACATGAGCGCCTGTGAAATCCATCACCACATTTGCAGAATTATCCTCGCTGTTTTTGCTGTTGATCTCATCACGAAGCTGGTCAAAATTCGTATCCTCAAGGTCTGCATAAGCTGAAAACTCTTTTGGTGCATAAAGCGTTGCAACAGCGTGCATAGCAACGAATACAAACCTGAAATCTTCGCAATCAAAGGTGCTGAAAGGTATCTCAAAAAGCCTCAGCATACCCTCGTCGGTCTTTTTGCATAAAACAGGCTTATATCTGTTCTGAGCCAGATCATAGGTGTATCTGTCTTCGTAAGCTTCATCGGTTAAGCTGCCGTCTGGCATAGGCACGATCTCAAAACGAGAAGTTTCATCGCACGTATTGCAATAGCCTCCGACTATCACAAATCTGAAAACATAGTCGGTATTTTTCTCAAGCTTTTTGTCACAGCATATCTGCGTCCAATCCCAATTCCAGTTTCCAATAGAATAGGCGATAGCATTTTTGCCGTCCTTATCGGTCACAAAATATTTAGCTATGACATTGTTTTCGCAGGACTTATCTGCCTTAAAATCTCTAGGATCAAAATCTATTACTTTACTCATATTATTTACCTCCGTAACATCCACGGTCGGCTTATGAGTATCCAACATTCTTATAGTACATTTTTCACAGTCGCTTGCATACTCTGCCCGACCGTTCTTAACAAGCCCCTTAGCCCTTTTGGGATAGGTAGCTCCGATTCGTTTTCCGTTTATGTCTGTAACAATAACGTTTTTTTCTATGGGTATCTCCCCCTTGCACAGCAATATTAAATTAGTGCCTGCATTACACAGGCTTGCGTTTAGCTCCGACGCTGTTATTTTCTATGGGTGTCGTCCCCAGTCTTTGCTTAGGATAAGTTTAACAGACGTCCGGTCTTTTGTCAAGACTATATGCACCTTTTCGACATTACATACAATTGCGATCTTGCGGGCTTAGCACATATGCACAAGGGGCATGAGTACATAAAATGCCCATCATGGCGAGTGACTGGTCGAGGTGACGGGACGTTGAACAGTGGGTTCAAGCCTGCGTTTCGACCAAAATAAAAAGGGCTACGCTTTTCGGTTCCTCAAAGCATAACCCTACTTGTTTAGATAATACAAAAACTCCCCCAGCGGCGTTAAGTTCTGATAATAAAAAAGCCATGACGGACAATGCCCGTCACGGCGAGTGACTGGTCGAGGTGACGGGACGTTGAACAGTGGGTTCAAGCCTGCGTTTCGACCAAAATAAAAAGAGTTACGCTTTTCGGTTCCTCAAAGCATAACCCTACTTGTTTAGATAATACAAAAACTCCCCCTGCGGCGTTAAGTTCTGATAATAAAAAAAGCCACGACGGACAATGCCCGTCACGGCGAGTGACTGGTCGAGGTGACGGGACTTGAACCCGCGGCAAATGTTATTCAAACTATGCTTTTACGCTGTTTTATATTTTTCGTGTCATATTCTGTGTCATATATGTCCTGAAAATAGTCATCAATGGTTTGGTCAATACGCTGGCGGTCTGTGTCAAACGTTTGCTGATATACCGATTTCAATGTGCTGGTGTTACTCCAGCCGCCACGTTCCATAGCGTATACATCAGGAATGTTTAATTTCGCCATAACGCTGGCGTTGATGTGGCGTAGATCGTGAAATGTGATCTGATAGCCTGCCGATCGCATTGTTTTGACGAAACGGGCGTACACCTGTTTCCGGGTGTAGGTTACAACATAATCATCGGGTTGCAGGTTTAGGCTGCCTATTAGATTTACTATCGGCTGCCCTAGCCGTAGCTGTCGGCGACTGTTGTAGGTCTTAGCCTGTTCTTTGTCAATTATTTCCTTGCCAACTGTGACACGCACCTGCGACAGTGTCAACACATCACCGCATAGGTCCTTGCGGCGTATACCCAGTATTTCCGACATACGCATACCGCCCCATACAGCCAACAGCACAGGAATTTCTATATCTGACCCACGGAACAGGTCCACTACGGTTTCAACATCAGGCAGAATTTTAAATTTTTTTGTTTTGGACGGCAAACGAATTTTTCCTAGCCGTATATCCACGTCATAGTATGACATAACAGCTGTAAAAAAACCATAGATGTTATGAACAGTTTTCGGCGATTTATCAACGGTCAAACCGTTCACCCAGTCCTGTACTAGCTGCGGCGTAACCTTGTCAATCGGAATATCTTTCAACCTGTCAACATTGTTACGCAGGATAGTCTGATAGCCGTGTATCGTGGTGGGTGATAGCACAGGCGTTTTTATTTTGATATATTCTTCAGCTGCGGTCTGGAATGTTATTTGCTGGTTTTCTTCGTCCTGACATTTTATCAGCCATTCCGCCGCCGCAAGCTCGGCGGCTTTTTTCGTTTCGGCCGTGAAAGATTTGTATTTACCGGTGTTTTTATCGTACACTCTCACACGATAACTTCCGCTCGGCAGTCTTTTTGCTGTTGCCATGTAAAATTCCTCCTATTATCTTGACAATATTTATGATTTATGATAGAATAATAGGGTACTTCCTACTATAGTATCATCTCTTGCTAGGTCGGTTGTGCACGCCCTCACAGGTCGCTCTGTGGGGGCTTTTTTTGTTGTGCGGTATGTTACCCACCACACACCTTGCAAGGCTTGTAGCCTGCATTCTGTGCGTCTTGCAGGGCTATTGGCGTACAGGTATCATCATAGTATCTGCATGATTTGTTATGATACTTGTCGCCCGAAGCTGTGATATATACAATTGTTTCGGCTGGATCCTGTGCAGTAGTTGTCACAGGGATTGCTTCGGTGGTGGTTGTCGTCGTGGTGGTAGTAGTTGTTGTTGTGGTGGTAGTGGTGACTTTTTCACCCATGTCAACCGTTATTGTGATAGGGTCAGATGTCACACCGTCATATGTGGCGGTCACGTCCGCAAAACCGTCTTTGAGGGGTATAATCTCGTATATGACCTGAGCATAATTGGAATCCTTATATTCTATCTTGCAAATATCGTTGTTTGAAATTTGTATCTCAGGCGGTGATATCTCGTTGGCTTTCTTTCCGTCTACTTTCAAATATAGATTAGGAATATAGGCTTTTGATTTGACCGAGATATCGGACCGTGTCCATTCAAGCGTAACACTGCTATTATTGCTATTCTTGTTTTTGCCTATTACAACAGCCATTACAAGGCATATCATTATAAAAATGATACCTATGCAAGCAGCAATCGTCAAACAGCCGCTTGGCTTAGCTGTACCTGTGAAATTGCCACGAGCTTTTCTACCCTTTGCTTTCGACTTTGAATGTGACTTTTTTCTGCCGCCTGACGTAGTGGTATATGATAGCCCTGTTCCAGGTATACCGACAGACTTTGTGCGCCGCCCTGAGCTGTTGACAGTGTATCGTGCACCCTTTCCACCGACACTCATACCGACGGATTTTTTACCGATGTTTAATCTTGCACCGCCGCCAAGTTTAATTGATTTTCTAAAACGTAATCCCATGGTTTCTACCCCTTTTCTGATAATCACGGCTCCTGTGGGCACACTAGCCACAGAGGTGATATATAATGATATACGAAACACATCTGCGTGATATACGTCGCACACAACGTTTGACACTGCGCCAGCTATCCGAACTGTCAGGCGTTAGTTTTTCTGAAATTGACCAGATAGAACGCTATAACGTTGACCCACGCATTTCAACGGCTGTGCTATTGGCAAAATCGTTAAAATGTGGGCTTGACGATTTGTTCAGTTTCAACAAATAATGTTCGATATTATAAACACGCTTGCATTTTATGCCATAAAAATGCTACAATTTACACATAGCCTATATATGTGTGTTTCATGTATATTATAGCATTTTAACGCATATTTTGCAATACTTTTTGACGTGTTTTTATTTTAGTCCGATTTTTCGGACAGTACATAAAAAGGGTATTGACAGCCGTGATAACATGGTATATAATAGGCTTATCGAACATATGTTTTATAAATCATAGGAGGAGTACATATGACGGAAGAAGAAAGGAAATTAAAAATCATTGCAGAGATCTTAAAAACACTTTGCGAAATCAAGGAAATAAAAAAGAAGAAGAGCATTACTGCTCCTCTTCCCGATGTTCCTCTTGCCATTTCAAATACCTAGCGACTTTTAAGAGGCTTTGAAGGTCGTCCTCTGTAAGTACCTTGAGATATTTGAGTATTTCGTCGGTTATGCTGGTATCACGGATGTCAGTAATACCCAGTAAGAAATCAACTGAAACATTGAACAAATACGAGAGTGCAATCAACGTATCGTTGCTTGGCTCTCGTGTTTCTTTTTCATATTTACTTATAGAATTTTGTGAAATCGAAACACCAAGTTTTTCGCTAAGCCTTTTGGCAAGTTCTTCTTGCGATATGCCCATTTGTTGACGCAGTTCGCATATTCGCTTACCGTACATCTTATCCCTCCTTTCTTATATATATTATAGTACAAACTGTACTGATTGTCAATAGTTTTAATACATTTCGGCATTATGCACAACTTTTTGCATCAAAATTTATGCCATTTTGTACTTAAAAATATGCCAAAAAGTATTGACATTTAGTACGCTTTGTACTATAATGTAATTACAGCAAGAGAAAAAGGAGGTGAGACAATGAAATACGAAAACCTTGAAACATTGAGAAAAGCCAAGGGCTTTACGGTTGAGGAACTGATTCAAAAGGTTTCCGAAGAAAACGGAATGAGAACGTGCGACGACAGCAAGTTGAGAAACAAGTATTACCGTTGGCAGAATGGCGGAAACATTGCAGTAGTTGATATGATCGCACTACATAAAATCTTTGGGGTCTCAACCGACTGTATACTCGGAATTAAACCATTAGAAATCAGCGGATAAGAGGTGAAAACAATGCCTGCAAAGAAAATGACCGCCAATGACGTGATATCCAAACGGCTAAGGTCCATCAGAGCTGACAACGATATCACGCAGGCAAAAATCGCAAAACGGCTGAGCATGACACAGACAGCCGTGAGCAGGTGGGAACGGCAGTTCGGCACCATGAATGCTGAACAAATCGTAACGTACTGCAGGATAATCGGGGCGAACCCCGAAGAAATCTTTGCGGAGTATTGCAAAGAAAGGAGTACAAGAAGATGAACAACCTGATAGCAACGCTGGAGATCATCAGATATGTGTCAGCCATAGCACTGTGTGTGTCACTGGTTGCACTGGCGATCTATGGACTATATCGAAATGTTAAAGAAACCGCCGAAACCGCAATCCGTGAGGAACTGGAGAAGGCAATGAAGGAAACTGCAAGACCTGTGGTCAAGGTCGAGATTTCCACAAAGGGTAGGTGGTAAAGTGTCAGATAGTATGTTTATAGCCTGTATCATAGGCGCAACAATCGTGATACTGACAGTTTTCTATGCCGTGATACTATTCATAGCCTGTATCATAGACCAGCACAAATGGGAACATGAACACGACTGTGATAATGATACTGATAGCGACGGCAATTCGTAGATTGCAAGGCAACGGATTTGCTTAGTGCTGAGTGGCAATGGATTAGCTATAAATAGCATTGGCAATGGCAAAGCGAACCTGTGAACGACTGCGAAGTGCGAAGGTGTTGATTTGAACAGCAAAGCAACGGCCTAGCGTCGATAAGCAACGAATCGCAAGGGCTGCGAAAAAAATATTTTCTATCTAAAAAGAAAGGGGGATAATTATGCAAAGTAAATTTTACACTGAACAAAAACACAGAGAAACTATGAATTCTGTTGATATGCTCGTAGGGTCTATTAATCGTATGTGTGTTACTAATGATTTGAACGAATTACGTGATCGTCTTACGTCTGCAATGCTTAGTTTGACTGATTTGTATAATGTCAATCATCAAAAGCTTTTGGAACGTTTTTCTGAAGATGATTTCTGAAAAGCACGGTCCCAATTTGATAAGCAAAGGCATGGCCATGCAAAGGCTAGCAACGTTTTGCATAGCTAGGGCTATGCACAGCACCGTTTTGATATGCAACGAGAGGCAATGGCATTGCAGCGTACAGAGTGGCGACGTTATGCAAAGGAAATGCAATTCCTAGAAACGCAAGGGTCTAGCAAAGATTTGTCACGCAAAGGAAAAAAATTTTAACATTTAACGGAGGTCAAAAAAATGGAAAACATGAAAAAAATTAAAGTAAAGTTGACGTTCACTGAGGAGATTTTGGGAACGGCAAATTCGACGACAACGATACACGATGAGTATATTGCGTCGAAAGCGCCTGACGCAAAGAGCCGTGAGGAAGAGATAGCCGCACTTGGCGTGGCTGAGGTAGTCGAAAAGTCCATGACAGTATTCCCGACACTGGAAGACGGCACACCATTTCTATGGGATTATCAGGTCAAAGGATTTTTCAAGGACGCTTGCGGTGTTCTGAAAAAGGTATCAGGCACGGCTAGTTCAAAAATCAAGGCATACAAGAAAGAGATTGACGGGCTTGTCTTCGTCGAGGAACGCAAGATACCATACGAATTCAAGGGCGGCATGGGTGAGTGTCAGAGACCGCTGAGAGCAAGCACGCCACAGGGCGAACGTGTTGCACTGGCACACTCTGAGACAGTCCCTGCAGGGGCGACAGTCGAGTTCACAATCGTTATACTGAAAGACGATATGGAAACAGCCGTAAGAGAGTGGTTGGATTACGGCAGGCTGAGAGGTATCGGTCAGTGGCGTAACAGCGGCAAGGGTCGCTTTGAATGGGAGGAGATTGAAAATGAATAAGGAATTTACAAACGAAGATATCATAAATGCGGCGAAACATTGTGCGACAAATGCTGACTGCGATAACTGCCCATTTTTCGCAACTTTGGAAATTGAGGGTTGCATTGAAACTTTCACACAATACATAGTGAACAACACAAAAAAAGAGCCTGCACTGTCTGCCAACAGCACAAGCTCGGAGGTATCAAAAGATACCGATAACATACACATTGATAATAGCACAAAAGAGAGGATTTGTCAAGCATATGATACCGCATACAAAGCCTGTACAGATATACTTCTTATCTATGACGAAATGTCAGAATGTGAACGGAGAGCCTTTGACATTGGCGAGACGTATGGAAAGATATGCAGCACAAGGGATAAGCTTGAAAAGTTGAAAGGCGGCGACGGCAAATGAAAGGCTTGCCGACACGCTGTATAGATCCTGTTATGAAAGACTGTCAGGAATGCAGGTACGGTCACGTCATATATGGTGATGATGTGGAATGCTATGCAGACACGCAAGGCTGCTGCTTTGACACGGTATGCACACTTGGATATGATAAAGGCAGACCTGAGGACGAACCAACAGAAGATGAAATAAGACAATTTGAAAAAGAAATGAGGAGATTTGAATGTCAGTAAAAATAAATTCACTGGAGTTTGAGAACGTAAAGAAAATAAAAGCCGTACAGATTGAGCCTGCAAAGAATGGACTTACTGTTATCGGCGGTAAGAACAGGCAGGGCAAGACCTCTGTCCTTGACGCTATCGCTTGGGCGCTTGGCGGTGACAAGTATAAGCCGTCCTCTCCTCAGCGTGAGGGGTCTGTTGTCGAACCGCATTTGAAGATCACTCTCAACAATGGAATCGTGGTGGAGCGTTCAGGCAAGAACAGCTCCCTCAAAGTCACGGACAGCACAGGCAAAAAAGGCGGTCAGCAGCTGCTCAACAGCTTTGTGGAACAGTTCGCACTTGACCTGCCTAAGTTCATAAATCAGTCAAGCAAGGAAAAAGCTTCAACTCTGCTGAAAATAATCGGCGTGGGTGATACGCTCTATCAGTTGGAGCATAAGGAACACTCCCTCTATGACCAGCGTACCGCTATTGGCAGGATAGCTGACCAGAAGTCTAAGTTTGCAAAGGAAATGCCTGTGTACGCAAACGTTCCTTCCGAGCCTGTTTCGGCTTCGGAGCTTATCAGACAGCAGCAGGATATACTTGCTCGCAACGGCGAAAATCAGCGTAAACGTGACCAGAAAGAATACTACGAAAAGCAGTTGGAGATCGCTAAGTCCGCCTATGAACGTGCAAAAGCAAGCTATGAAGCGGCAGTGAACAACTTCAAGCTTGCAAGCCTTGACGCACAAGACCTTGTGGACGAAAGCACAGCGGAGCTTGAAAAGAACATCTCAGATATCGAGGAACTGAACAAGAAGATAAGAGCAAACCTCGACAGGGAGAAAGCTGAGATAGACGCTGAGGACTACCGTTCACAGTATACATATCTCACTGAGCAGATAGAGGAGGTAAGGCAGGCAAAGACTGACCTGCTGAGCGGTGCAGACCTGCCCCTTGAGGGTCTTTCCGTTGAGGACGGAGAGCTGCTGTATAACGGGCATAAGTGGGACAGTATAAGCGGAGCAGAACAGCTTATCGTCGCTACCTCTATCGTGAGAAAGCTCAACCCTGACTGCGGTTTTGTCCTGCTGGACAAGCTTGAACAAATGGATACCGACACCCTTGATGACTTCGGCAAGTGGCTTGAAGCACAGGGCTTGCAGGCGATAGCCACAAGAGTTTCCACAGGTGACGAGTGCAGTATCATTATCGAGGACGGCAGGTCAATGGACAATGATAAGGAAGAAAACACAGAAACGAAAACTTGGAAAGCAGGTGCATTTTAATGTATGAGATAACATCAGGAGTTGTAAGCTCCGCACAGAAAGTCGTGATATATGGTCCTGAGGGCATAGGCAAATCCACCTTTGCGGCTCAGTTCCCCGACCCTGTATTTATTGATACAGAGGGCAGCACGAAGAAGCTGAACATCAGACGTTTCCCTAAGCCGTCAAGCTGGGAAATGCTCAAAAATGAGGTAAAGGAAGCTATGAACGGCAGGCTCTGCAAGACCCTTGTCATTGATACATTTGATTGGGCTGAACAGCTTTGCATTGAAACTATCTGCTCGGCACATCAGAAGAAAGGCATTGAAGATTTCGGCTACGGCAATGGCTATGTTTACGAGAAAGAGGAGATAGGCAAGTTTCTTAATCTCTTGCAGGAGGTAGTTGACAGCGGTATCAACGTTGTACTTACGGCTCACGCTCAGATGAGAAAGTTTGAACAGCCTGACGAGCTGGGCGCTTATGACCGCTGGGAGTTAAAGCTCGGCAAGAAAACTTCTTCTCAGATATCGCCTCTTGTGAAAGAATGGGCAGATATGGTGCTGTTTGCAAACTACAAAACATATGCAGTAGCTGTGGATAAGGACGGCAAGAAGTTCAAGGCTCAGGGCGGTGACCGTGTAATGTACACCACACATCACCCTTGCTGGGACGCTAAAAATCGTGACGGACTTCCGTCTGAAATGCCTTTTGAGTATAGTGGTATAGCTCACCTTTTTGCGTATACACAGCCTGCTGAAATGCCTAAGCCTGTGCCTGCACCGACAGTTCAGACAGCACAGCCTACACAGACCGCACAGACTGCCACACAAAAATCGGACGAGCCTCTTACTGATCTCAGCGGCTTTGAGGACGTTGCACCACCGCCTATCGTTATCCCTGACGGTATACCGAAAGCACTTGCAGACCTTATGAGAGCCAACAGCGTAAGCGAATCGGATATACGTCTTGTGGTATCTCAGAGAAACTATTTTCCTTATGATACCCCTATTACAAACTATCCTGACGACTTTGTGCAGGGCTGTCTGATAGGTGCTTGGGAGCAAATGCTGCCGCTTATCAGGGAAAATCAGAAAGTACCATTTTAAAAGGAGGACAACACTATGGATAATTTTATGGAATACGGCTGGGAAGATGAGATAGTCAACGAGGGTGGGGACTTTGTCCTGCTCCCTGAGGGGGATTATGACTTCACCGTCAACAAGTTTGAGCGTACAAGACACGAGGGGTCGGCAAAAGTGCCGCCCTGCAATATGGCAAAGGTCACATTCACCATTTGGGGTGCAGAGGACAGCGTGGAGATAACAGAGAACTTCTTCCTTTGCAACAAGTTTGAGTGGAAGCTCTCAGCACTTTTCCTGGCTCTCGGCTTGAAAAAGCATGGCGAGCCGTTGAAAATGAACTGGAACGCTATCACAGGCAAAAAGGGCAAGTGTCACGTTTATGTTGACAACTACAAGAACAAGGACGGAGAGGACAGGCAGTCCAACAAGATTAAAAAGCTCTATGCCTATGACGAGAATGTTACTACCGTTCAGCCTGCTCAGACGCAGACACCACAGTATAGTCAGCCTGCTCAGACAGGTGGCTGGAAAGCCGGTGCGTTCTGATGATGAATTTAAGACCATATCAAAACGAGGCTAAGCTTGCTATACTTGAACAATGGTCTGAGGGAATAAATAAAGTCCTTGCAGTTCTGCCCACAGGAACGGGAAAGACAATACTTTTCTCGGCTGTTACGGAAGAATGTGTGCGGCAGGGTAAGCGTGTGCTTATCCTTGCCCACAGGGGCGAGCTGCTTGACCAGGCGGCGGACAAGCTTATGAAGTCAACAGGGCTTGGCTGTGCCACCGAGAAAGCAGAGCAAAGTTGTTTAGGCTCTTGGTATCGTGTGGTGGTAGGCTCAGTTCAGACCCTTATGCGTGAGAAAAGGCTCAAAGGCTTTTCGGAAAATTACTTCGATACCATTATCATTGACGAGGCTCATCACGCTATCTCAGACGGCTATCAGAGAGTGCTTGACCATTTTCCAAAGGCTCAGGTGCTTGGGGTAACGGCTACACCTGACAGGGGCGATATGAAGAACTTAGGCTCGGTGTTCGACAACCTTGCATATGAATACACCCTGCCGCAGGCTATCAAAGAGGGCTATCTTTCACCTATCAAGGCTATAACCATACCGCTGAAGCTTGACCTTTCAGGAGTATCAACTCAGGCAGGAGATTTCAAGGCAAGTGATATCGACACGGCACTTGACCCATATCTTTATCAGATAGCTGATGAAATGCTCAAATACTGTAAGGAACGCAAGACAGTTGTGTTCCTGCCGCTGGTCAAGACCTCTCAGAAGTTCCGTGATATCCTTATCAGCAAAGGGTTCAACGCTGCTGAGGTCAACGGAGAAAGCACAGACAGAGCGGAGATACTTGAAGCTTTCGACAAGGGCGAATACAACGTGCTGTGCAACTCAATGCTCCTCACAGAGGGCTGGGACTGCCCGTCAGTTGACTGCGTTATCGTACTAAGACCAACAAAAGTGCGTGGGCTTTACTGTCAAATGGTAGGCAGAGGCACAAGACTTTGCGAGGGAAAGACAGAGCTTTTACTGCTTGATTTCCTATGGCACACAGAACGCCACGAGCTTTGCAGGCCTGCACACCTTATCTGTCAGAATGAAGAGGTCGCTGAGAAAATGACCGAAAACCTTGCCAATGAGGCAGGCTGTGCAGTAGATATCGAAGAGGCAGAAAAACAGGCAAGCGAGGACGTTGTGGCACAGCGTGAAGAGTCTTTGGCAAAGCAGCTCAAAGAAATGAAAACACGCAAGCGAAAGCTCGTTGACCCTTTGCAGTATGAAATGTCAATACAGGCTGAGGACTTGTCCTCATATGTTCCTGCTTTTGGCTGGGAGTGTGCTCCTGCTACCGACAAGCAGAAAGCAAAGCTTGAAAAGCTGGGCATTTTCCCTGACGATATAGACAACGCAGGCAAGGCAAATCTTATCCTTGACCGACTTGAAAAGCGCCGCAATGCAGGACTTACCACACCTAAGCAGATAAGGCTGCTTGAAAGCAAGGGTTTTGAACACGTCGGCTCTTGGAGCTTTGACAGCGCAAGCAAGATGATAGCTCGTATCTCTGCCAATGGTTGGAGAGTGCCGAGAGATATCGACCCGAAAACATACACACCTGAGAACTAAGGAGAAGTGAATGGATAACACAAATTTGCTTAAAATGCTTGAATACATAGACCCTGCAAGCTGTGATTATCAGGAATGGGTCAATGTGGGAATGGCTCTCAAGCACGAGGGCTATTCCGTGAACGATTGGGACAGTTGGTCGAGGTCAGACAGCCGTTATCACAGCGGTGAGTGTGAGCGCAAGTGGCAAGGCTTTAACGGCAATGCTCAGCCCGTGACTGCAGGAACTATCGTGCAAATGGCTAAGGAAAGAGGATACAGCCCCCATGAGTTTAAGGCATACGATTGGGACGGCGAGATAATTGCAGAAGAAAGCAGTCCCCTTGTAAACGGCGGTGAGGGCATACCGATCACCGAGCCTGCCCAATGGGATCCTGTCAAGGAGATAGTCACATATCTTGAAACACTCTTTGAAGCAGGTGAGAACGTGGGCTATGTTACGCAAACGTGGGAGACAGAAAAGGACGGCAAGACCAAGTATCTGCCCACAAAGGGGTGCTGTGACAGGACGGCAGGGGAGCTTATCAAGAGGCTTGGCGAATGTAACGGCGACATTGGTGCGGTGTTTGGCGACTACAAGGAAGAAGCCGGAGCGTGGATCCGTTTCAATCCTCTTGACGGCAAGGGCGTAAAGAACGAGAATGTAACAGACTACCGCTATGCTCTTGTTGAAAGCGACAGTATGCCAATAGAACAGCAGAATGCTGTAATGAGAGAGCTTGAACTTCCTATCGCTGTGCTTGTATACAGCGGTGGAAAGAGCGTTCACGCTATCGTCAAGATAGACGCTCCCAACTATGATGAATACCGCAGGCGTGTTGATTTTCTTTACAAGGTCTGCAAGGAAAGCGGTCTTGACATAGATAAACAAAACCGCAATCCCTCACGTCTTAGCCGTATGCCTGGTGTGATGAGAAACGGCAAGAAACAGTTCATCATTGACAAGAACATAGGCAAAGAAAGCTTTTCGGAATGGAAAGATTACATAGAAAGTATCAATGATGATCTCCCCGACCCTGAGAGCCTGAGTGCTGAGTGGGATAACCTGCCTGAGCTTGCACCGCCACTTATTGACGGTGTTCTCAGACAGGGACACAAGATGCTCATTGCAGGTCCGTCAAAGGCAGGCAAGTCTTATGCACTTATCGAGATGTGCGTGGCGATAGCTGAGGGAGTCAAGTGGTTTGGCTGGCAATGCACCAAAGGAAAGATACTATACGTCAACCTAGAGCTTGACAGAGCATCTTGTCTGCACCGTTTCAAGGACGTGTACACCGCAATGCACTTAGAGCCTGATAACCTCAGCAGCATAGACATATGGAACCTGCGAGGTCACAGCGTGCCAATGGACAAGCTTGCACCAAAGCTTATACGCCGAGCAAGCAAGAAAAATTACATTGCCGTGATAATAGACCCTATCTACAAGGTCATAACAGGTGACGAGAACTCAGCAGACCAAATGGCGCACTTTTGCAATCAGTTTGACAAGGTATGCACAGAGCTTGGCTGTGCGGTCATATACTGCCACCACCACTCAAAGGGTGCACAGGGCGGTAAGCGTTCAATGGACAGAGCCAGCGGTTCAGGAGTATTCGCCCGTGACCCTGACGCACTTCTTGACCTTTCAGAGCTTGACATTTCAGACAGCCTTTACAAGCAGCAGGAGGACGAAACTGTTTGCCATATCTGTGAGGACTGGATGAGGAGATTTTACAGAAATACTGATGATCTTTGTTCACAGGACGATCTTGTTACGCCGTCAAAAATGCTTGAGATAACGCACAAGTACCTGCACCCGAACTCGTACAAGCTTATGATGGCCGACATAGACAAGGCTAAGCTTGCAGTAAGAAACCGCACGGCATGGCGTATAGAGGGTACTCTGAGAGAGTTCCCGAAGTTTGCTCCCCTCGATATGTGGTTTGATTATCCTGTTCACAGAGAGGATACTGTGGGTGTGCTTAAAGACTGCGAGGTAGAGGACATCGCACCGAACTGGAAAAAGAATTTCAGCAAGAAGAAGACCAATGAAGACCGCAGCAAGGAACGCAAGGAGAGCATTGAAACAGCTTTCAGCGGTGTGCAGGAGAACGGCAAGTGCCGCATTTCTGAGCTGGCGGAGTACATAGGAAAGGGTGAAAAGACAGTGCGTTCATACCTCAAAGAGCATGGTGGTTTCTGGATAGATGACGGTGAATGCGGCTTAAAAAAATGAGTGAAAGAAAGGAAAAAGTCGAGAAAATTTACTTTGAAACGGAAAGGAAAAAATCGAGTAAGTGTAAGGAAAAAATCGGTGTTTTCCCTTAGGAAGAAAATATCGACAAAATACCGACTTTTTCCCAAGGGAAGAAAAAGTATATTATTACATAATATATATTTTCGGGCATAAGCCGCCCGAAAATCTATTCTGAAATAATAAGGCGGCTAGCACACCGACCGCACGAGAGGAGCAGATAACAATGACTGAATTTTTTATGGCAATGATACCGCCGACGGCTACGGCGCAGGAACACAAGGTGGCAGTGAGAAACGGCAAGCCGATATTTTATGACCCACCCGATGTCAAGGCGGCAAAAGAAAAGCTCACGGCAAACCTAGCAAGGCACAGACCGCCTGAGAAATACATCTGTGGAATAAGGCTGATAACGAAGTGGCTGTTTCCGAATGACGGCAAACACAAGGACGGAGAGTACAAGACCAGCAAGCCTGACACAGACAACCTGCAGAAGATGTTCAAGGACTGTATGACAAAGCTTGACTTCTGGACAGACGACCAGCTTGTGGCGAGCGAGATATGCGAGAAGTTTTGGGCGGACATACCCGGCATTTATGTGAGGATAGAGGAGCTATGACGATACACGAAGTAAAGAAAAGTCTTGGACGCAGGGTGAGCTACAACGGCTCTGATTGCTACGAATTGACAGGGTGCATTATCCGCAAGAGCAGTAAGACAGGTCAGTTCTTCTATCAGGCAGAGATCGCTGACAAGACTTGTGGCAACACGTTGGTGTATTGTAGGCTGGAAGAGTTGAGGTGTGAGAATGAAACACGCTGACCACACCCTATGCTGGTGCTGCAAGCACGCAGTACCGACAAAGGACAAGATAACAGGAGAATACCTCACAGGCTGTGCATGGTCCATAGACCGCAAACCGGTTGAGGGGTGGAGAACGTGTCAGCACAGAATGTACGAGGCACAAAAGGGCGGTATAATTCATTCATACACTGTGACGGAATGTCCGAGATTTGAGGAGGGGTAAAATGTTAAAAGCAAAGCCGATTGAATTAAAAGATGCGAATGAGTTTGTAAAAACGTTTCATAGACATCATCCGCCAGTTTATCGTGACAAATTCAGAGTGTCTGCAACCGATGGTAAAAAGGTAGTTGGTGTTGTTCAAATTGCGAGACCCGTTTCAAGGGTTTTAGATGACGGAAAGACAGTTGAAGTGGTTAGGCTTTGTACTGACGGGACAAAAAATGTTTGCAGTTTTTTATATTCAAAGGCTGCAAGAATTGCTAAAGAAATGGGGTATGAAAGAATTATTACATATATTTTAGAAAGCGAAGTTGGATGTTCCTTGAAGGCTTCGGGGTGGGAATTCTGCTATATGTCCAAGGGTCACAAATGGTCTTGCCCTTCAAGGCCAAGACAAACGACATCTCCGGATTGCGACAAGCAACTTTGGCAAAAAATTTTGAAGGGGGATTAACATGACAAAAATCAAACCCGAATACATTTTCCCACTTCTGCTGATTTTGCTGGACGTGGGAGCGGCGGTTATATACGCTATACAGAAAGACTACAAAAAGGTTGTTTACTGGTTAGCGGCGGCAGTGCTGAATGTGACGGTAACTTTTTAGGAGGGGATATGGATAGTGCAAAAGAACAAAAGGCTATCGAACGTCTTAAGGCGTTTGAGCCTGCAGACGGATATTATCTAGCATATAGCGGCGGAAAGGATAGTGACTGTATCAAAATTTTGGCACAACTCGCAGGTGTTAAATTTGAAGCAGTACATAATCTGACAACTGTTGATGCGCCCGAAACTGTTAGATATGTCCAATCTCAGCCAGATGTGAGAATAGATAAATCGTTTGACAAGAACGGCAATCATGTTACTATGTGGAATTTGATTGCAAAAAAGCTAATGCCGCCGACACGTCTTGTAAGATACTGCTGTAGCGAATTAAAAGAACGTGGTGGCATAGGACGTGTTGTTGTCACGGGTGTTAGGTGGTCTGAAAGTCGACGCCGCAGAGAATTAGCGGACGTTGTTAAAATTGTTGGAAAACCAAAATCAACGATGAAAACTGCTGATGAAATAGGCATTGAATATCATCAAACTTATCAGGGTGGACTAATTCTTAATGATGATAATGATAAAAACCGCAGGTTTGTTGAACATTGTTATCGTACCACGAAAACCATGGTAAATCCTATTGTTGATTGGTCTGATGATGATGTGTGGGATTTTTTACGTTATTATGGTTGCAAATCAAATCCGCTGTATGAATGCGGTTTTAATCGTATAGGGTGCATTGGCTGTCCTATGGCAGGAAAACATAGATACGTTGAATTTGAACGATATCCGAAATACAAACAAAACTATATAGCGGCATTCGATAGAATGCTAGAACGTAGAAAACAACTTGGAAGGGCTGCTAAAATGTCATGGCAAACGGGTCAAGACGTTTTTCGTTGGTGGTCGGGCGAAGATTTCAACCAGCTGACATTTGATGATTTGGAGGTATAAAAATGGCAAGATATATTGACGCAGACAATCTGATTAACGAATTATCGGCAGCGTGTATGCCGATATACGAAAAGGGCATAACAGGCATTCTGGGTGATAACAGCAGTATCGCTGATATAATCAATGAACAGCCTACCGCAGACGTGCAGGAAGTAAAGCACGGGAAGTGGGAAACCACAGAATTAATGTATGAAAACGGCTGTACAAGATGTAGCGAATGTAAAACAGAATATTATGCAAGCGATTTAGAAGAAATATGCGGCGATACGTTCCCAACTTATTGTCCACTTTGCGGAGCTAGAATGGACGGTGGCAGCAATGACGGATAAGCAATATATTCTAGATATCTGTGCGTATAACGATTTGGAAATCCCACAGGAATATTACCTGCCAACGCCGCCTGAACAGGACAATCGCTTTATGGCTGACAAGACTAGCGAAAGGTACAAAAGGTTGAACAGCTACCCTGATTATAACGGCAGGCTGACAACGAGGAAAGTTGACTATGATGACAGTCAGATGAGTTTATAGGAGGGATAAGAGTGAAAACACATGATCTGAAACTTAGCGTAGAATTTTGTGACGCCGTTCTGAGCGGTGAGAAAACTTTCGAGGTCAGAAAGAATGACAGAGGTTTTCAGACAGGAGATCTGATAAGATTTATACCGACTGACGGAACGTCTTATCGTAGCTCAGACGGCACAGTAAGAGAACACGCAAAACATGAGATATCAGGACATACATACAAGATAACATATATCCTCAACGGCTGGGGAATAAAGAACGGGTATGTTGTGCTGGGAATAAGAGAGGAGATAGCCTATGGAAATAAACGACCTAATGACCATGCCACGCCTGAAAGCCTACCGCAGGAACGCCTCAGCCATTGAGGACATCAAGGCAGAGCTTTCAGGCAAGTACGTTGCCGACAGTATCAGCGTATGCACCCCGCCGTCCTACACACCACACAGCACACGCATAGACGGCTTTCTGCCAAGTGGCGATACACTTTCACTGCTGTGTGAGCAGGCTCGACTAGAGCGTGAACAGAGGGCTGTGGAGGAGTTTATCAAGGGGATAGAGGACTATCAGACACGGCGAATGTTCGTGCTGAAATTCATCAAGGGTAAGACGTACTTGCAGATAGCTATGCAGGTGAGTGGTGGAAGAATGTCAGAGAGCGGAGTGCGAATGAAAATTCAAAGATATTTGCAAGAAAAGTGAAAGTTGTGCGGTTTGTGCGTTTTACCTGTGTTATAATTTAAACTGAGGAAAGTGTAGATGTACCTCAGACTTGTACTTTCATTGAAGTCACCTCCAATTTTCTAAGCCCCGTAAGGGGCTATGCAGAACGTGAGTGCATGAGCTTGCGGTTTGCCCATACGGTCAGTTGGTTTCCCGTAAAAGTCAACACATAATACTTGAACCGCCGCCAAGCCGTGAACTATATTCTAGAGCTTCGGGCGGTGTATGCAGGTCGAGAGCGTGCCAGCTTAACATCTGCTCCACCATTTACAAAACTCCTTATAATATTTTCACAAGGGCGACTGCATTTTGCGGTCGCTTTTGCGTTGAGAAGGTGACCTTATGCCTATACCAAGACCAGACCGAAGCGGTTCACATCAACAGCAGTTCCGTATCAACAAGAAGAAAATCTACGCTACCCAAACAGTCTGCGGTATCTGCGGAAAGCCTGTTGATTTTTCCTTGAAATATCCTCACCCTTTGTCGGCTTGTATAGATCATATCATACCCATAGCAAAAGGCGGTCACCCTTCGGACATTTCAAACTTGCAGTTGGCGCATTGGTGTTGTAATCGTCAGAAATCTGACAAACTGGTGGAAAAACAGGTGTTTGACCAGTCTCTTGACCTGATTTCCAACCGAATTTTACCGCAATGCTACGATTGGAAGAATTTTTAACGAATTATTGACAATATGGGGGGTATGCCCCCTTTTGAGGTCAAAAAAGACCTTCACCGCCGCACTGCTTATATTTCTCGCAGACTTGAAATAATTGGAAAGGATATACAAAATGAGCGAATACAAAGGCATGGCATACCTGAAAAAGAAGCTTTCTTCAAAGGCTACAAGGGTCAAGGTACGCTATGACTACTATCACATGAAAAATCGCCTTAGTGACATGGGCAGAATGATACCGCCAAGCTATAAATGGATACGTCCTGTGCTTGGTTGGTGTGCAAAATCTGTTGATACCCTTGCGGATAGGATAGTGTTTGACAAATTCGAGGACAACAGCTTCTACGTCAACGAGATATTTGACAACAATAATCGTGACGTGCTGTTTGATTCTGCTATCCTTTCAGCGTTGGTGTCCTCTTGCTGTTTTGTGTACATCTCGGCTGACGAGACAGGTTATCCTCGCTTGCAGGTCATTGACGGCGGTAACGCTACCGGCATTATCGACCCTATCACAAATATGCTCCGTGAGGGCTATGCGGTGCTTGATAGGGACGATAAGGGTAACCCTACTATTGAGGCATACTTCACCGCTGAACAAACGGAGATATACCGCAGAGGCTATGACGTTGAGATCTATGACAATCCTGCGCTTTACCCTCTCCTTGTGCCTATCATATATCGCCCTGACGCTGTTCGTCCATTCGGTCACAGCAGGATATCAAGGGCTTGTATGGAGCTTGTACAGGAAGCGTTGAGAACACTCAGACGGTCGGAAGTGTCAGCCGAGTTTTACAGTTTTCCACAGAAATACATACTTGGTCTTTCTGATGACGCTGAGAAAATGGAGAAAATGGACAAGTGGGGTGCAACGATGTCCTCACTGCTGACTATCACCAAGGATGATGACGGCGGCAATCCTACTGTCGGACAGTTTCAGCAGCAGTCCATGTCACCATACTCTGAGCAGCTTAAATCTATAGCTTCGTTGTTCGCCGGAGAAACAGGGCTGACCCTTGATGACTTGGGCTTCGCAACGTCCAACCCTGCCAGCTGTGAAGCGATCAGAGCCGCTCATGAGAACCTCAGACTTACCGCACGCAAGGCGCAGAGGACGTTCGGTAGTGGTTTTCTAAACGTGGCGTATCTTGCCGCCTGCGTTCGTGATAACACGGCCTATATGCGCTATGCTTTCAGCGATATCAAATCGCAGTGGCTTCCTATCTTCGAGCCTGATTCTGCTGCACTCTCAGGCGTGGGCGACGCTATCCTAAAAATCAATCAGGCTGTTCCTGACTATCTCGGTGCAAAGGGTATCCGTCAGCTCACAGGCATAGAGGGCGAAAACAATGGCTGATATCGGTGCAGAACTGCTTGAAAAAATTCGTGCCGAGTTTCAAAAGTCGTGCAAGGCCGACAAGTACATTCAATCGGTTTTGAAAAAAATAGATGGTGGCACGGCGAAAATGGAAGAAGTCGCCCTGCTATCGAAACAGCTCGGGTTTAGAGCCTCTCAGGCTATCGGTGCACACGTCAACATAGCGGTTTTGCCTGACGGCAAGATGTATTACAATATCGCCGATACCATACTCACAGGCGTGCTCAAGGACAACTACGATGTTATAAACTCCGCTGCCGCAGAATGCCAAAAGGCACTTGACGGAGCAGCAGGCATAAACATCACACCTCAGCAGGCTGCTTTCCCTACCGAGCGTGTGCAGGCGGTAGCCAATGCGGCTTCTATACCTGATATCACAGAAGAAGTTATGATACGGCGAATGACAGCTCCGGCACAGAACATCACTGAGAGTTTTTACAACGATTATGTTCAAAAAAACGTGAAGTTTCGCTCTGACGCTGGGCTTGATTGCTACATAATCCGCAACGATCATGGCGGCTGTTGTGCGTGGTGTTCAAAGCTTGCAGGCAAATATCACTATCCTGAAGATGTTCCGAAAGATGTTTACCGCAGGCATGATAACTGCGGCTGTACTGTTACATATCTCAACGGAAAAAAGGCACAGAACGTGTGGGATAAGACAAAGTGGAACGTTTCTGATGAAGAGCTTGAACGCATGAAAAAGGCTGGGGCTAGAGAGCCGATAAGGCTGAAAAACAAGACCGTTACAAAAGAGCCTATCAGACTTGTTGACAAATCTTTAAAAAGTGATATAATAAAAAGCAAGAAGTGTGAAATTGCCCCTGACAAAATCAATAAGTTCTTCTTAAAACCAAATGCAAAACATTCAAGAGAATTTTTTGATGTTGGTTATAAGCCAACTGACTTTGAACTTCTTAACAAGGATTTAAAGGCGTGCTTTGATTACAGCAAGGCGGTCGATAAAGTTGTTTCTGACAATGGCGTTGAAAGATTTAGTATATTTACTGAGTTAGGAGTAAACGAAAAGAAACGTTTTAGAACAGTTTGGCAAAAAGATACTCCTGAGAGTATCCCACGTATTATAACTGCACATAGAGAGGATGAGCGATAATGTTTGAATTGTATGACAAAGTAAAGATCAAGTCAAATAGCATAGTCGGAACTATTGTTGATAAATCAGATATTAACGGCAAAACAAACTATGTTGTTGAAAGTGATACAAAAGGAACAGTAGGTGGTTATGGCGGCGAATGGAAGCTGTATGACTGCAATGAAAATGAAATTGAAAAGATGTAAATGATGTTACCGCTCCGCTACGGCGAGGCGGTATTTTTATACCCAAAATCAGAAAGGACGAATATTATGGCACTTGACCGTGATACAATATGGCAGCTGCGGAGAGCTAAGAGTGATATTGAGAACATCAGAACTGAAATTCAGAAGATAAAGGATAATGCTGATTATGCTGCGGCACTGATACGCTGTGAAAGGTCGTTGAGTATAGTTTTATACAATGCTGAAAAGGTCAAATCGACAAAGTAAATATCAAACTAAGCACCTTAACGGGTGCTTTTTTAGTATTCGAAAAAGGAGGCGTTGATAATGAGTGATAGCCATTCAAAACTGGCGTATCAGAAAACGCTAAGAAAACTTTTCGGGAACAATGACAAAAAGAAAGTGTTTATAATTAGCGGAAGTCCAGGCAGCGGTAAGAGCTATTATGCCGAAAAACATAAAGGTGAAAACGATATTGTGTTTGATATGGACAAGATATGCTCTGCTATTGACGGAAAGAACGTCCACGACGATCACAGCAATATACTTGATATTGTTCTTAATTTGCGTAATACAATTTTTGAAGATATCACTGCTAGAAAAGGAACGTGGGGAAATGCTTTTATTATATCTTCGTCCCCGGACGAAAAATATATAAGTGACTTGTCAAACAGACTTGACGCTGAAATTGTTAAAATGCCTGCAAATTTGGATGATTGCATAAGCAATCTATCAAACGACCCAACGAGAGCAAAAACTCTTGAAAGAGATATAAAGCTTGCACAAAGCTGGCACACAAAACAAGGACAGGAGGTAATCCACTATTGAGGATAAGAGAGTCGGCAGGCAGACCCCCACCATATCGGTAGTGTTGCCGTATGAGCAGACTAAAGGCAATGAGGCTATCGCAATGTATAACAAATCAGGGCGCACCGCACAGGAATGGCAGGAGTTAATGCTTTATGACATCATGGCGGTGGACGATGAGGGATTGTGGAAGCACATGAAGTTCGGCTGGTCGATACCAAGACGTAACGGCAAGTCAGAGCTGCTTATCATGCGTGCAATCTATGGTCTGCAAAATGGCGAGCGTGTTCTTTATACCGCCCACCGAACTACAACATCACATTCGGCATGGGAGAAGATAATCGACCGTATCACAAAAATGGGTTTTCTTGAAAAAGAGGACTTCAAGGCTACAAAACAGTTTGGTCTTGAACGTATTGAGTGGCTAAAAGGCGACGGACTCATTAATTTCCGCACACGTTCATCAAAGGGCGGACTTGGTGAAGGCTATGACCTGCTTGTCATCGACGAGGCACAGGAATACACCACCGACCAAGAAACAGCCCTAAAATATGTCGTCACAGACAGCCAAAATCCTCAGACGTTGATGTGTGGAACACCTCCAACGATGGTGTCTGCCGGCACAGTTTTCACAAAATACCGACAGAAGACAATATCGGGAAAAGGCGGTGACGACGGCTGGGCTGAATGGTCCGTGCCAAAACTCACAAACGCACATGACCCTGAGCTTTGGTATGCCACTAATCCGTCTTTAGGCACTATCCTCACCGAACGTAAGATACGCTCTGAGCTTGGCGACCCGAAAGACGATCAGGTTGACGATAACATTCAGCGTTTAGGTTTATGGCTGACCTATAATCAGAAGTCGGCTATAAGCAAGGGCGAGTGGCAGGCACTTTGTATCGCAGGCAAGCCCAATATCAGCAGAGAGCTGTTTTTTGGTATCAAGTACGCAAAGGTCACGGACAATGTTTCCCTTGCTGTTGCCGCAAAGACAGCGGACGGCAAGATATTTGTAGAGGCTATAGACTGCCGACCTGTGCGAGAGGGAAACGATTGGATAATCGCATATCTGCGCAATCCCCATATGCGTGAAACTGTCATTGACGGAGCAAACGGACAGTCGCTTTTGGCGGCTGACATGAAGAACGCAGGTATCAAGCACAAGCCTATCTTGCCAAAAGTCGCTGATGTGATCACCTCGTCAGCAGGCTTTGAGCGAGGAGTATTTGCACAGAATATCTGTCACGCTGACCAGCCGTCCCTTGAACAGGTCATTGCTAACTGCGACCACAGAGCCATAAGCTCAGGCGGCGGTTTTGGCTATACCTCAATTCTTGAGGGTGCTGACATATCGTTGCTTGAAGCCGTTGTGCTTGCACATTGGGCGTGCGCTAATTCATCAGACAAGAAAAAAGTACAGAAAATAAGCTGGTAACAGCTTGTTATATATCACCTATACCGCAGGGTAAAGCGGGGAAAGGAAAAGACTATGGCAGAATTTGAAGCTATAACAACACAGGAAGCCTTTGACAATGCGATAAAGGCAAGGCTCGAGCGCAACACGGATACAGTCAAGAAGCAGTTCGAGGGTTACATTTCCCCTGACGACTTCAAGACAAAGACCGCCGACCTTAACAGCAAGATAACCGACCTTACAGGCAAGCTTGCGGAAAAGGACACCGCTATCGCAGACCTTACGGCTAAGAACAAGGCATACGAGACCAGCTCGGTAAAAATGAGAATCGCCCACGAAAACGGTATCCCTTATGAGCTTGCAGACAAGCTTTCAGGAGACACAGAAGAAGCTATCAAGAAGGACGCTGAAACATTTGCAAAGTTTATCGGCAAGAAACAGACAGCACCTCTTGGCAGCACAGAACACGAACACGCAGACGGCAAGAATGCGGCATACAAGTCACTGCTTGCAAGTCTCACAAAGTAAAGAAAGGAAGTAATATTTATGGCAGATATCCTCTCAAAGGGCTCAAAGTTCGACCCTGTACTCGTAAAAGAACTTTTTGACAAGGTAAAGGGCAAGTCCTCACTTGCAGCTCTTTGCGATCAGACACCTATCGCATTTAATGGTCAGAAAGAGTTCATCTTCACAATGGACGATGAAGTTGATCTTGTCGCTGAAAACGGCAAAAAGACAAGGGGAAGCGTTTCACTTGCCCCTGTTATAATCGTACCTGTAAAGATCGAATACGGCGCAAGGATCTCCGACGAATTTCTCTATGCGTCTGAGGAAGAGCAGATAGAGATTCTGAGAAACTTCTCAGACGGCTTTGCGAAAAAGGCTGCAAGAGGTCTTGACATTATGGCATTTCACGGCGTAAACCCGAGATCAAAAACAGCTTCGACACTTATCGGCACAAACCACTTCGATAACGGCGTAACTGTCGTTGCACAGGACAGCAAGTCACCAAAGACACCTGATGCTCTTATCGAAGACGCTATCGCCGCAGTGCAGGGCAACGAGTATGATATCTCAGGTCTTACAATGGCACCATCATTCAGAGCTGACCTTGCAAAAATGGTGGATACAAGCGGCAGAAAGATCTATCCTGACCTTGCTTGGGGCAATGCACCGTCACAGATGAACGGCATTCAGACCATTACAAACAACACAGTTTCATTCAACTCCAGCAAAGACCTTGCTGTTGTGGGCGACTTTTCAGCATTTAAGTGGGGCTATTCAAAGGAAATCCCGCTTGAGATTATTCCGTATGGCGACCCTGATAACAGCGGACAGGATCTCAAGGGCTGCGGTCAGGTATACATCAGAGCTGAAGCATATATCGGCTGGGGTATCATGGACAAGTCTGCATTCGCTGTCATTCAGTCGGCGGCTGAATAAGGGGGCGGCATAAATGGCGGCAGAGTACGCAACTATCGAGGACGTTATAAAGCTTGGTCGAAAGCTCACAGCTGAGGAGCAGGAAAAGGCGGCGGCTCTGCTGCCTGTTGCCTGTGCAAAGCTTTCAACTGCCTGTAAGAAATATGGCAAGGACCTTGACATTATGATAGCTGACGAGCCTGACATAGAGCTTGTGGCAAAGGATATCATAGTCCGAGCTGTATTGAGAGCTGTTGACGCTATTGCGGACAGCTCTCCTGCGACTTCGCAGGCTTCACAATCGGCTATGGGCTATTCAATATCAATGACATATCTCAACGCAGGACAGCAACTGTATTTTCTCAGAAACGAGCTGAAAGAACTGGGCGTTATGAGGCAAAGATACGGTGCAATGGAGGTATATGATGTATGAGATTAAATATCAAAGGCATACCTGTTAAGCTTTCTGTAAGAACGCAGAAAGGCATTGACGACTTCAACAGACCTACATATGAGGTATCTCAGGAAGTTGTCGAAAACGTGCTTGTGGGTGAGCCTTCCGCAGAGGACGTTGTGAACGAGATCAACCTGTCAGGCAAACGCATAGCTTACACTCTTGCAATACCAAAGGGAGATACACACGTTTGGGAAGACACAGAGGTTGAGTTCTTCGGCAGAAAATTCCGCACCATAGGTCTTCCGACAGAGGGCATTGAAGAAAATTTGCCGCTCAGCTGGAACAAGAAAGTAAAGGTGGAACGTTATGAGTAAAGTTAAGATAGAGCTTGACCACAACGCAGTTGCGGCTTTTCTCTGCTCTGCACCTGTCGAAAGCATGGTCAAGGGATATGCTGACAGAGCCGTTCAACGTCTTGGCACAGGGCATAAAGCGTATACTATCACATGGACAAGATATCCGAAAATGCGCCGTAAGGTCGCTATCGTCAAGGCTAAGACAAAGAAGGCTCAGCGTGCTAATCTTAGAAATAACACACTTTTAAAGGCGGTGCTTGGCAAGTGATAGAGAAGATAATTCTTGACTGGCTGGGAGCAAAGCTTAACGTTTCAGTTTATCTTGAAGAACCTAAAAACCCACCAAAAGAGTATGTGCTTATCGACAAACTAGGCTCGGCAGAGAATGATTTTATCACCTCTGCCACCATAGCCGTTCAGAGCTACTCAGCGAGCCTATACGGGGCGGCAGAACTTAACGCAAAAGTTAAAAAGGCTATGTCTGAAAGCGTGTCACAGGGCGATATATGCCGCTGTGCGTGCACGTCAGACTACAACTATACAGACACAGAAACAAAACGATATCGCTATCAGGCGGTATTCGATGTAACCTACTACGAGGAGTGATAATACTATGGCAAACAACAAAGACAACGTATCAACAGGCAAGCCAAAGGTAGGCGGAGCGGTTTTCACAGCGGTCACAGGATCTACACTGCCGACAGATGCAACAACAGCACTTGACGCAGCGTTCAAAAGTTTGGGCTACTGTTCAGAGGACGGAATAACAAATTCTTCTGGTATTTCTACTGAAAACATCAAAGCCTGGGGCGGAGATATCGTTGACACACCGCAGACAGAAAAGACGGACACTTTCAAGGTAAAGCTGATAGAGTGTACCAATACAGATGTGCTGAAAACTGTCTACAATGGCAGCAATGTTTCGGGCGACCTTGACACTGGCCTGACAATCAAGGTCAACAGCGCAGAGCATGAAGATCAGGCGTTCATATTTGATATGATACTGAAAAACAACGTACTGAAAAGAGTGGTCGTTCCGTTCGGCAAGGTGACGGAGATATCTGACATCACCTACAAGGACAACGAGGCTATCGGCTATGAGCTGACTATCACAGCCACACCTGATGAAAACGGCAACACACACTATGAATACATGAAGAAAGGGGAATAACCTATGCTGACAGGAAAGACAGAGAGTGGTTTTGAGTTTGAAATAGAGGAGAAGACCCTTGACGACTATGAGTTTATCGAAGCTGTCGGTAAGTGTGAACAGGGCGACCCCCTTGCATATGTCAAAGTGGTGGATGCCGCTTTGGGAAGTAAGAAAGAAAAAGCTTTCGAGAAGATAAGAGAAAAGTGCGGCTATGTATCGGCTAAAGAGATAACAAAGTTGATCGTGGAGATCTTCCAGACACCTAAGACAAAAAACTCCTAGTCCTTGCCGCTGTCATGGAGCGCTATCCTGATGAGCTTGATTGCGATATGGCACAGTATTATCACATATACGACTTTAAGTCGCTGCCTGCACGAAAGGTGGCGACTTTTCTTTGTGGTCTTGGCAGTTCATCACGGGTCAAGCGCAAGCTCAACGGAGTTGGCGGTTCGTTCTCTGAGATACTGCTTGCACTGATATTTGACCGCCTTCAATGGATATGTTGGTCGCAGACAAAGGACGGACAAAGAGGCGTGAATAGGCCGCAGTCAATAGCTGAAAAGCTTATAGGCAAAAACGAGAGCGACAGCGAGATAACAGCGTTCCAAAGCGGCGAGGATTACGAGAAAGCAAGAAGAAAAATCTTAGGAAAGGAGGACTAACATGGCAGAAGGAAACGGCACACAGCTGGGCAAAGCATATGTGCAGATAGTTCCGTCTATGCAAGGGCTTGCATCAGAACTGCGAAGAGCGTTCGGGGATAGTATGCCCGATGGTCACAAGTTTGGAAGTTCTCTCGGCGGCAAGGTCGTTTCAGGTTTTGGAAGCACTATCAAAAAAGGCTTTGCACTTGCCGCAAAAGCTGGTATAGCAACTATATCGGCAGCAAGCGCAGGCATAGGCGCTATAGTCAAAAGCTCTGCCAGCGCATATGCTGACTATGAGCAGAACATAGGTGGTGTCGAAACGCTATTCAAGGACAACGCTGATACTATCATAAAGTACGCCAGTGAGGCATACAAGACCGCAGGAATATCGGCTAATGACTATATGCAGAATGTCACAAGCTTTTCTGCTTCACTTTTGCAAGGTTTAGGCGGTGATACTGCTCAGGCAGCAGAGATAGCCAATGAAGCTATGGTAGATATGTCGGACAACGCCAACAAAATGGGTACTGACATATCATCTATTCAAAACGCATATCAGGGCTTTGCAAAGCAGAACTATACCATGCTCGATAACTTAAAATTGGGCTATGGCGGTACACAGGCGGAAATGGCAAGGCTAATCAACGATTCAGGCGTGCTTGGGGATTCGATAAAGGTCGATGAAAAGACCGTCAACAGCGTGTCATTTGACAAAATGATAGAAGCTATCCACAAGGTACAGACCGACCTTGACATTACCGGCACAACTTCAAAGGAAGCGGCAACAACAGTTTCCGGCTCTCTTGGTTCTGTGAAAGCAGCGTTGGCAAACCTTATGGCAGGAATGGGCGACAAAAACGCTGACCTGAAAAATCTTATCAAGGAAATGGTAAGTACAGTAAAAACCTTTGCAAAGAACATTCTGCCTGTCATAAAGCAGGCTCTTTCAGGGGTCACAACTCTCATCAGCGAGCTTGCACCTGACATAGCGGCCGAGCTTCCGCAGCTTGTGAGCGACCTGCTCCCACAGCTCATAGAAGCAGGCACGCAGATATTTCAGGCACTTGTAAAAGGTATTTCCGATAATATCGGCACGATAACGCAGGCGGCTATAAGTGCCATTACAACTATCGCAACAGCACTTATACAGAACACAGGTCCTCTCGTACAGTCGTTGGCAACTATCATAACCACTATAGCACAGGCTTTGCCGACGATTTTACCAGACCTTATCAGCGCCATTGTTGAGCAGATACCTACAGTTATACAGGCTGTTATAGATTGTATGCCTGCAATAATTGACGGAACGATTCAGATAGTGACCGCTATTGCAGAAGCACTTGTGGATAACATAGATCTTATCATAGACGGCGCAGTGCAGATAATAGACGCACTTGCAATGTCGCTTGGCGACAGTGATACTGCCGCCAAGCTTGCTCAATCGGCACTTGAAATAATCGGCACGCTTACAATGGAACTTTTGAAAAATCTCCCTGATATCCTTGCCGACGGCATACTTATAGCGGTCGAACTCATCAAGGGCATTGCACAAGGTATGGTGGATTATTTTTCACCTGTTTCGGACGCTTTGTCTGATATGCTTATCGACCTTACAGATTGGTTTTCACGCAAGTGGAACGATTTTAAGGAGTGGGGCTCAGATATGATACAGGCTTTTATAGACGGCATAAAGGAGAAGTGGCAGAGCCTTAAAGACACTGTATGTGACGTTGCTTCAAGCGTTAAGGACTTTCTCGGCTTTTCTGAGCCTGACAAAGGTCCTCTTTCGAACTTTCACACTTTTGCGCCTGATATGATGGATTTATTCGCAAAGGGCATAGCAGACAACGAGGACACTATCACCATGCAGTTCAACAGGTCGCTGCAACCGCTTATGAATACGGATGTCATACCGCCAAGCTTTTCGGCACTTCCTGAAAAGGGTGCGAATAACGGCGGTAATGATACAATGAACAAGATCATCGCCCTCCTGGAAACCTACTTCCCACAGATTGCGCAGCAAGGAAATATTTATATTGACGGCGACAAGCTCACGTCAAAGGTGGACGGAAAACTAGGTGAGAGGGTCACAAGCAGTGAAAGGAGGCTTGCAAGTGTCTAATGAATACATAGAGTTTGGCGGCAAGAAGTCCACCGATTTCGGGCTGATTATCCAAAAGGACGGCGTTCAGATATCTCAGCCGGAGGAGAATAGGATAGAAGCTACCCTGCCGTTTATGAACGGCTTTTATGACTTCTCGAAAATGGCGGGCGAGCGCACTTACAAACAGCGTGATGTTGCTATAAAATTCAGCCTTTCTGCAAAAGATGAAAACGAACTTTATCGCAGAAAGAGTGATGTTGTCCGCTGGCTCAGCGGAGCAAAGGGTGAGCTGAGGATAAGCTTTCTTACGGATTATCACTTTGTGGGAGCGACAGCGGTGTTTGATACCTCTGCGTTTGAGTTCACTTCTAGGCGCACCGCTGATCTGACAGTGAATTTCAAGACGTATCCTTTTCTGCGTTCTGATGATTATTCAGATATCGGCTTTGATAATTTTAACTTTGAGACCGACTATCTGAATTTGACGGATATATCGCTGACTGCGGTTGAGCAAACACGATATGCCCCTCCTGCAACTTTGAAAGTCTACTCATATGCTGATAGACCTATCCGCCCCCGTCTTTCTTTCAAGCACTCAGAGGACGATACAAAGGGTGTGGGATTCACCTATTTTGCGCTCAATGACAAAGAGATAAGTGCAAGCGTATACCGCAATACAGAAAAAGAATTTGACCTTGACGAGCTGACTTTACAGCCTGGTGTGAATACTCTTGCAGCGTATGGCTTCGGCACACTCACGTTCAAACTTTATGAGGAGGCACTCTGATGTTCATAGTAACGATAACAAATGGAGCTGAAAACACTGTCATACATAGCGACGGCACTGACCGCATATCAGGCGGCAAGATAGCAAAGTCTATCAATGCTGTGGATAGTTTCAGTTTTACCATATATCCGAACAATGCAGGCTATAACTTCTTGAAGCCGCTTACAACGGCTGTCAAGGTCTATGATGAAAACATTGGCAAGAACATTTTTATAGGCAGGGTCTTGAAGTGCCCTGACAGCATGGACGAGAGAGGTCTGATATGCCGCAAAGTCACCTGCGAGGGGCGGTTAGGCTGGCTTTATGACAGCGTTCAGCCGTATGCAGAATACAAAATGGTAGGTATATCAACAGTGCTTTCTTCGTTCCTATCCAAGCACAATTCTCAGGTGGGTGCAGATAAGCGCATAGAGCTGGGACAGGTCACTGTTACGGCAAGCAATAACTACACATACACTGCGAATTGGGATAAGACAATGGACGTTATCGCAGACAAGCTTGTAGGGAAATTCGGCGGCGAGATACAGCTCAGAGATAAAGACGGCAAGGTATATCTTGACTATCTTGAAAGCATAGGACACGGCACTGATACCACCATAGAGCTTGCGGTCAATCTTAAAACCATATCACGAGAAGTGGACGAAACGGCGGTCATAACACGTCTTTATCCATTGGGCGCAAAGCTTACAGACAGCGAAAAGCGGTTGACTATAGGCACTGTAAACGGCGGAAAGGACTACATAGAGGACGGCTCACTTATCGCAAAATACGGCGTTATAAGCGGTACGCAGATATGGGACGACGTGACCCTTGCAAGCAATCTTCTCAGCAATGGCAAGGAGTATCTTAAATCTGTCAATCGTGCGAAAGTGCAGTATCAAATAACAGCACTTGACCTCTCGAGAATAGACAAGCGATTTGAGCAGTTTGAGCTCGGCTGTTGGTACAGAGTAAAAAATAGCCTTATGGGCATAGACGAGGATTTGCGCATTGTGGGCATATCCATAGACCTTGACAATCTGCAGGCTTCACAGCTAACCTTCGGTGACCGATTTGAAACGCTTTCGGGCTTTATGACAGCGAAAACACAGAGCCTACAGTCTGCTATAGATAACTCTGAATTCAGAAATCGTCAGGTGATAGACAGCAAGATAGAGAATGCGACTAAACTTATCACAGGTGCAGAGGGCGGCAATGTTATTCTCGACCCACCAACAAAGCCAAGACGTATTCTTATAATGGATACTGACAATATCGACACTTGTAAATCATGTATTCAGTTCAATCTAAATGGCATGGGATTTTGGAAGTCATCAGACGGCGGCTCTGTCAAAGAGGGTCCGTACACAAAAGCATGGACGATAGACGGAAATCTGATTACAGATTTTATTACGGCAAAGGTGCTGACAGGGCTTAAAATCAATAACGGCTCAGGTACCTTTTCGGTATCTGAGGACGGACACATTATCGCAAAGGCGTTGACTATGCTTGGTGGAAACATCAACATAGAAACAAACAGCAAGGATAATAGTGTTATAAAGCTATCCTACAAAGAATGGGTGCTGGAACTTTCACCACTTCAATGGGTGCTAAAAAATAGTACCATAGGCGGACACGTTGCTTGTCAGGCAGGAGGAGTTTTCCTATATTGGAATGACGAACTAAAGGTGAATATTGACAGTAACTCAGGCGATATCCGCACATATGCAGGCGGCAAGGCAAGCTTCTTTCTTGACACGAACAATCACTCCGTCAGCGTATATGATGAGAATGAAAAGCGACAGATATACCTTGAGGGCAACACGGGCACAGTTTATGCAAAGAATTTTCAGCAAACTAACTAAGGGGGCAAATTTATGGCAAACATAGACCTTTCACAATTTATAGAAACTGTATCAACAGCATTTGAGGGCAGACAGGTAAGGCAGGCATTTGTGGACGCACTGACGGCGGTGCAGACGGCGGTAAACGAGTTAGATCAGACGATAATCCAGCATAAAACAGCTACACAGGTTGTATCATCAGCAACTCCTACTGTAGCGGTACCGCTGGATATAGACGGCGACCCTGCACAGATAATTGTCACTCTCCGACAGGACGATACACCGACGCCATATCAGAATTTCTGCGTTCATGTAGCTAAATTCAATGGTAAATACAATGCGGTTATTTGCATGGGACCGTCCGCTGGCTCTAGTACAGTCAGCGTGCCTGCTGGAACATATCGTGTAGACTATATCGTGATAGCATAGAGGGGCGATTAAATGACGATAACATTAAATGCAGATTATGACGTAACACTGAACACAGCCCTTTTGGGCTATGTTGGTGAAACAAATGCTAGACCCGTGACAGTCGAGGGCATGGAGATAGACGGCGCAGACCGCTATGTAATGACGATAGACTATGGTGATGGCGTTCAGTATGAGGTCGATATCACAGGTGGCACATGGACACCAACTGCAGATATACTGCGGTCAGCGCAGACAGTCAGCTGCCAGATAGCAGCTAAAAAACTGTCAGGGCAGGAGTATATTTTAGTAAAAAAATCACGCATATTCCGCCTGAGAATAGGTGCGGCTATAGGCAATAATGCAGTACCATCACCTGACGTGGCTGTGGACGCACTGGACCGCATAGCTGCCATAGGCAGACAGGCGCACGCAGATATGCAGACAGCCGTCACTGCCGCAGAAACGGCGACTACAGCGGCAAATAACGCAAAGAAATCTGCCACAGCCGCAGAGAAATCAGCCGATACGGCAACGCAGGCGGCAAGCCGTGCTGAAACCGCACAGGCATCTGCTGAAACGTACGCAACGCAGGCAGAAACCGCCAAGCAGGGTGCAGAAACCGCACGCACAGAGGCGGTCACATCGCAGAACGCCGCAAAGGTATCCGCAGCCCAGGCGGCAACATCAGCACAGCAGACCACAGCCGACAAGAACATAACGGCAGGCTATGCAAAGACCGCAAAAATCAATGCTGACAGCACTGCAGCAGACAGACAGGCGGTGGCTGACATGGCAACGCAGGTCACAGCCGACAAGGCTACAGTGGCAGACCATGCCGCTAAGGTCGCAGAGGACAGAACAGCTGCCGAAACCGCTGCACAGACAGCACAATCCATAGCTGACAGTTTGCCAGACGACTATGTAACAGCGGTCGGAAAAATCGCTGAGAACACGGCAGAGATAGGACGTATAAAGCTAACAGACAAGGAACTTCAAAGGCGTGTGGACGCACTGTTTGATTTGGGCAATGGTGTAACACATAGATTTGAGACCGATAGTAGCACAGCGTATGCCAAGACAGTGCCTACAGGGGCAAAGTTGATGTCGATTAAGAGTATTGGTGGTAGGTCGATTGTGTTTAATCAAAGTTTTCAGCCAAGGAAGGGAGCAAACAACGGTGTTACCGTGACCGCCGATTCTGACGGAACAATCACCATTAATGGGACTACAACAGCATCATACATCAATTTCAGAGATGTCACGCCCGAGGAGAACAAGATAGGAAAATATGCTTTCAAGCTGCTGATTCTGAACAATCCAGACAACATAGAAATAGGTTTTGGTTTTCTAAATCGGAGTAAATCGACTCCGAAAATCACCAAAGGCTCATTCGCTGTGATTTATAATCAGACACAATCGGAAATATCACTAGGCAAGGCTACTGGAATAAGTGGTTTTGCAGTCGGCACAGTTTTCACTAACGTTAAAATTAAAATTCAGATTTTCGATTTAACAGTCATGTTCGGCACAGGCAACGAGCCCACAAGCGTGGAAGAATTTGAAGCCATGTTCCCTAATGATTATTACCAGTATAATGCTGGTGAGGTTGTCAGTGCTGGAGTGACAGATGTCACTGTGGGTGATACCGCCCATCAAATCCCCGAAGCTATCAAGGCACTGCCTGGCTACGGCTGGTCAGCAGGAAATGCAAAGAACTATGTGGACTATGAGAACAAGAAATATGTGCAATGTGTGAGCAGCATTGATTTGGGAACGCTGGATTGGAAAATTAATACGACTTCCGGCGTTGGAAAACATTTTTATGGACGCGTAGACCCTGCCAAGTTTAAATATTTGGGTGTGTTTGGAACAACCGTTTATAATGTATTGTGCAGTAAATATAGAACAGTTTCCAGAAGTTCCAGTGTGTTTGTCGACAAAACAATTACGATAGACGGAATTAATACCAGAGTTTTGCAAATTCAGGTCAAAGATTCAGCCTACACCGATGCTACCGCATTCAAACAGGCTATGTCAGGTGTAATGCTGTATTACGAACTAGCGAACCCAATCGTAACGGACATATCATCGTTAATACCAGACGACTTCTTAAGAAATATAGAGGTTGAAGCACTGGGTAGCATAACGTTCAAAAACAGCAATGGCGACAGCTATCGCATACCAGTGCCGTCAGAAGAAGAATATATCGTCAAACTGTCAGAGATAGGAGGTACAACATGACAGATTTAGAAAAATCTATGGTTGAGAGCATGGGGCTGACGGAAGATAATTTTCGCAAGCCCAAAGTCACCGAGATAGACAGGATAAAGGCAAACGTTGATTTTCTGGCTATGCTGAACGGTGTTGAGTTGGAGGTGAGCGGCGATGAGTAAAAACTACGTCAAGGTCAAGAGATACTATGACAGCCGTTTGTGGTCGGCTGCTATGGTGCACACCGCCGTCGGTAAGTGGATCACGGTTGAGGAGTATGAGATTATAACAAAGGAGGTATACCATGAAGCAGAAGTTAGCGAAGCTCATTGACGTAAAGTCAATAGTAACGATACTGCTTACAGCGGTGTTTTGCGTGCTGGCACTTCGCCGCACGATTTCAGCAGAGCAGTTCATCACGGTGTTTACTGTGGTGATATCGTTCTATTTCGGCACGCAAAGTGCAAAGAAAAGGTCAGGTGATGATGAATGACGGAAGCGATAATAGTTGCACTGATAACAGCTGCTTCGGCGGTAGTGTGTCAGCTTGTCATAGCATCTAACAGCCGTAAAACTATGCAACAGGCGCAGTATGATAGCCAAAAGCTTATCGAGTACAAGATAGACAAGCTGTCTGAGCGTGTGGACAAGCACAATTCCGTTATTGCACGGACTTACAAGCTGGAACAGGATTATGCTTTGATTGATGAGAAAATCAAGGTGGCTAATCATAGAATTGACGATTTGGAAAGGAAGTAATTTTATGGCAAAGACATTTAAGGGCATTGATATTTCATACTGTCAGGGAAATATTGATTTTGCAAAGCTCAAGGGCAAGGTAGACTATGTTATCATGCAGATAGGCTACGGAAAGTACGCAAGGCAGGTGGACAAGTTCTTCAAAAGAAACTATGCTCAGTGCAAAAAGTACGGTATACCTTGCGGCGGATACTGGTTCAGCTACGCCACAACAGCTGCTGAGGCAAAGGCAGAGGCGGTAGCTTGCTTGTCCGTGATAAAGGGCAAGAGTTTTGAGTATCCTATCTATTTTGATGTTGAGGGCAAGTCACTTGTGGGCAGAACAGCGGTATCTGCAATGTGCAAGGCGTTCTGTAACGCTCTCGAGGCGGCAGGCTACTGGGCAGGCATCTACATAAGCAGAAGTCCTGCTCAGACCATGCTTGAAGCTTCTGTCGCCAAGAGGTATGCACTCTGGCTTGCAGAGCATGGCTCAAAGTGCAACTACGGCGGAACATATGGTATGTGGCAGTACAGCTCCACTGGAAGAGTCAGCGGTATCAGCGGCAATGTTGATATGGATATCTGCTATGTGGACTATCCTGCGAAGATCAAGGCGGCAGGGCTGAACGGCTTCAAGAAGCAGGCTATCAGACCGACTAGCAAGCCGTCTGCAAGCTCCACCAAGAAGACAGTGACTTATACTGTGAAGCGTGGCGATACGCTCTCTGCTATCGCTAAGCGCTACAAGACTACTGTTGCGAAGCTTGTCAAGAACAATGGTATCAAGAACGCTAACCTCATTTATGTGGGGCAGAAAATTAAAATCAAGTAGGTAGAATTTCAGCCGTCTCGGAGTGATCTGAGGCGGCTGTTTTTATTTTTTTATACAATGTGTGCAAAGTTCGTGTCATATTTCGTGTCATATTTTTATTATTTTAAATGATATTTTATCATTTCTGCACATATTTTAACATTTTAGGGCATAAAGAAAACCGCCTATCTACGTCATTTGACGCAAACAAACGGTTTTTTACTGGTCGAGGTGACGGGACTTGAACCCACGGCCTCTGCGTCCCGAACGCAGCGCTCTACCAAACTGAGCCACACCTCGAAATACCACTGTAATATTATATCACACCCATCAAACCTTGTCAAGGCGTTTTTTTCTGTTTTGTATCCTCTTTGCTTTTTTTTTACTGCGTTGACCTTTGGTGTATGACGAATTTATTGAAATCATTCTCATTGTAACTTATTTTCATTGACATACGCCTTGCGTTGTGATATTATATATATAAAGGTGTTCTCATTTAAAAGTTTTTGTATGAGGTGATGAAATCGATGGATATGAAGAAAAGAATGTTGAGCATTGTCCTGTCTGGCGCAATGGCTGTTTCTACTGCTGTGTCTGCTGGATCGTTCAGTGCCTTTGCCGTGGCGCAATGTGTTGCGTATTCAGGTTCTAATGTGAATGCTCAGGACTATGTGCAATGGTCTAACACAGTGAAATCTTACCTGACAGTGTGCGACAACGGCAATTATATGCGTGTCCAGTCAGGCGCTATCGAGGGCAAGCTTCTTGTGGAATATTACAGCTCTGATTTTGAACCGCTCAGCACTAAGCTTATCGACAATGAACTGCCGATCTTTGGTGCTTTCTATGACTCATGTGATAACTATTATGTACTTAGCGGTCAGGAAAATCCGAAACAAAACGACTCCCTCGAGGTTTTCCGTATAACGAAGTATGATAAGAATTGGAACAAAATAAAGTCCTGCGGTCTGTATGGAGCTAACACTACAGTTCCATTCGATGCAGGCTCGGCAAGAATGACCCATAGCGGTGACCACCTGCTTGTGAGAACCTGCCACGAAATGTATAAATCAAGCGACGGCAATAATCATCAGTCTAATGTTACCATTGAAGTGGATATGCCTTCAATGACTATCACTGATTCATATACCGGCGTCATGAACGTTGATTATGGCTATGTTAGCCACTCCTTCAATCAGTTTATAAAAACCGACGGCAACCATATAGTCGCCCTAGACCATGGTGACGCTCATCCACGTTCTGCTGTTCTGGTGAAGTATAATTCTGATTTTACCACAGGCAAATTCTTCCCAAGCTATTATGAAAAGGGCGGCAATATCGACGTTGTAACATACCCTGAATATACCTCCGGTCACTATAACTATACAGGTGCGGCTATAGGCGGCTTTGATGTGTCATCATCAAGCTATATAGTGGCACAGAGTACAGTTGACCTTGACTATATCAATACGTCAAAAACACGAAACGTCTATGTTTCCGCTGTTTCAAAGGACCTTTCCACAAACAAGCTCAATAAGATAACTTCTTATGCAGAGGGTACAGACTCAGCTTCTGCTCCACAGCTTGTGAAGATAAATAATAACAGCTTTTTGCTATTGTGGGCCAGAGATACAAAGGTAAGCTGTGTGAAGCTAAACGCTGACGGCACAGTAACCGGCAGTATACACACCTTTGAGGGAAGCCTTTCAGATTGCCAGCCTGTTATCAAAAACGGCAGAGCAGTTTGGTATGTTTACGATAAAAATAACGTGACCTTCAACTCTCTAAACCTTTCAAATCTTGACGATATCAAGACAGTTGACGTCAAGACAGGTCATGACTACGAAACAAAGTACGCATCAAAAACTGACGGCACTGTAACACAGACCTGCAAGTCTTGCGGTTATGTGAATAAGTTCACAGTTCCGACCTCTACCACTGTTTATTGGCGCACAGACCTTTCGAATACGTCCTTTTCAAGCGCATTGAGCAAAACTCAGTTCAGCGTGGGCGACAGCATTGATTTCTGGCTTTATGACGATACAGATTACACAGTTGAATTTTCTGATCGCAGTATGGTAAGTGTAAATAAGCTTGAAAACTATGCTAATGATATAAGACGTATCACATTCAAAAACGGCGGTTCACTCACTGTAAAAATTTATCCTACATACAATCCGTCTGTAGCAAAGATATACAAACTCACCTGCGTATGCACGAGCCACACATATGGCAGTGCTGTTATCACAAAACAGCCGACCTGCACATCAGAGGGTACAAAAACAAAAACTTGTACGCAGTGCGGAGCAACAGTAACAGAAACAATTGCAAAGCTTTCCCACAGCTACACAGCCACAGTTGTTGCACCTACTTGCACTACTGACGGCTACACACTCCACAAGTGTTCTGTTTGCGGTACTTCATACAAGGACAACACAACAAAAGCAACAGGTCACAGCTACGGAAATTCTGTTGTAACAAAACAACCGACC